AAAATTCAAAAACTTAAATGCCATACACCCATGTTAAAAAAATATAAAAAAAGACTTGCTTTTTCTGTCAATACCCCATTAAATGCTAAACTCCTGCGGTAAGTTCCTTCTAGGTAAGTACCTGATCAAGTAAGTTCCTGTACTGGAAAGTACCTAAATTTTAATTATTGGTAATTACCTGTCTTAGAACTTACCTAGTCTGTTATTTGTCTAACTTGTTGTTTGATCAGATCAAGTAAGTACCTGATCAGATCAGATCAGGAAAAAGGAATAACTATGTTATCACCAGATGTTTATCAAAACATTGAAAACCTGCCTTTAGATCAGCAGGAGGAGATGCTTAAACTTCTGGATGAATACAAATCCGTGATTAAGCAGGATGAAGCGCGGTCTTCCTATATGGGTTTTGTTAAACACATGTGGCCTGCATTCATTCAGGGACGGCACCACAAGATTATGTCGGAAGCATTTGAAAAGATTGCTAGGGGAGATCTCAAGCGTCTTATTATCAATATGCCTCCCAGACACACCAAGTCGGAATTTGCCTCTTTTTTACTTCCGGCGTGGTTTTTAGGGCAATATCCAGATAAAAAGATCATACAGACCGCCCACACTGCTGAATTGTCAGTGGGGTTTGGTCGGAAAGTTCGGAACTTGGTAGATTCCGATGATTTCAAGAAAGTTTTTCCAAAGCTGGCTCTGAGGGCTGATTCCAAAGCCGCTGGCAGATGGAGTACCAACGCAGGAGGAGAATACTTCGCTATTGGCGTTGGGGGTGCAGTGACGGGGAAGGGCGCGGATCTCCTGATAATTGATGATCCTCATAGTGAACAGGAAGGACAAAGCGCAGATCCGTCAGTGTTCGATAGAACCTATGACTGGTACACATCCGGCCCTCGTCAGCGACTCCAACCTGGAGGTGCTATTGTTATCGTAATGACACGATGGCACATGAGGGACTTAACAGGAAAGATTATTAAGGCTTCCGCTCAGAGAAAAGGAACAGATGAGTGGGAAGTTATAGAATTTCCAGCAATTATGCCATCAGGAAACCCTTTATGGCCTGAGTTCTGGAGTATCGAGGAGTTAACCTCCTTGCAAAGTGAACTACCCGCTCCTAAATGGAACGCACAGTATCAGCAAAACCCTACCGCCGAAGAAGGCGCACTAGTCAAACGCGAATGGTGGAAGAGGTGGGAACAAGATCACCCTCCCCAATGCGAGTTTGTAATCCAATCATGGGACACAGCATTCCTCAAAACCCAACGGGCAGATTATTCTGCTTGCACCACATGGGGTGTATTTTACATTCCAAACGATGAGGGTGTGACGGTTCCAAACATTATCCTTCTTGATGCATACAAAGAGCGTCTTGAGTTCCCAGAACTTAAAAAGACCGCCTTTGAGATGTGGCAGGAAGTGCAACCCGATGCCTTTATAATTGAAGGCAAGGCGGCAGGAATGCCGTTAATCTTTGAGTTACGGGCAATGGGGATTCCGGTATCGGAATACACCCCTTCCCGTGGCAACGACAAAATAGCCAGAGTTAATGCGGTAGCAGACCTGTTTGCTTCTGGAACAGTATGGTGTCCAGAAACCCGATTTGCAGAAAACGTAATCGAAGAGTTTGCGTCTTTCCCAGCAGGGGAGCATGACGATCTTGTTGACTCATCAACACAAGCCCTTTTGAGATTCAGACAGGGCGGATTTCTTAGGCTTAACACTGACGAAGAAGATGAGCCTATACACAGAAAGGCGGTGAGTTATTACTAATGTCTGTTATAGATGCAAAGGATGTCGCAGCAGAACTAAGCGCACATGAGCGCGAATGTGCATTGCGATACGAACATATTCAGGAAAGGCTTGAGGCAGGGGAAAAGCGATTTACCCGCATTGAAGCCATGATTATAGGGATATACGTTATTCTTATTGGGTCACCAATAGTAACGCAAATCATTAACTAAGGAGGCAATATGCCTTTTTTGCAGAGCAACATCCCGCATTTCAAGTGCTGGGTGCGTAGGGAATATACCCACAATCACAATGAATATCATGGAGAGTTTCTTCATGCGATGGCAATAGCCGTTACCACCATACCCTGTCGGTGTCTGAGCTTTCAGGTAATATTTACTGGAGCCGAGACCTACGACAACGATGAACCCAATGTTCATGGCGGGGCGATGTGGGCAAGAATGCCAATTACAGCACTGGTGGGTGATACCCCTTTTGAGGAGTGGCCCGAACCAATGCCTGTATGGGCGGCACAACCTTGGGACTGTTCATCGAGGACACATGCAGTATATGTTCTCGACAGATGCACACCATGTCCTTGGCTGGCAAAGATTGATGGCGAGTTTTATCCCGCCAAGTATTATTTTACCGTGGATTACACCGATTCCGAGATAGGTGATGACCCTGCACAGCACAAACAATCCCATGTACTGGAACTGCTTGATGCAGGGCGGTGGACAGGGAACATTATTGCGTTACCAAACAATAGGGTCAGGGTAACTCATCCAGCTTGGTTTGAGGCTGGAGAGGGCGCACCTGATTTTAGACCATCCCAGCACATCCATTACAGCAAGTCTGATCTGGATTACACGCTGGATGTAAACAGAGTATTTGATAACTTATATTCCGAGGTTGATGATGAAGAAGAAGTCTAAAGGTTATAAAGCTGGAGGCAGAATTAAGGCCAAAGGCATGAAGAAAGGTGGTAGAGCAATGAAGCCTAAAGGTATGAAAAAAGGCGGCATAATGAAGGCCAAGGGGATGAAGGCAGGCGGCAAGATGCCTATGTCTAAAGACCCCAAGACAGGCCAGACGGTTCCAACCTTTGCTATGGATGGCAAGGGCAAAATGATGGGTGGCGGAAAAGTAAGAATGACACCCAAGGGAATGAGTGCTGGTGGAGCCGTTGCGGCAGTTAACAAGGACATGAAAAAGAAGTCCAAGGGCATGGCTAAAGGCGGTGCTATAAAGTCAAAGATGGGTTCCAAAGGCGGAGCTAAAGGCGGAAAAACTGTTGCGAGAGGATCAGGTGCAGCAAGACCCCAAAAGTTCGGAAAAAACGGATAGAGCTAAAAGAATATCAGCTCTAATAAATCGTGGTGCAGCAGTTTTAAAGAAAGCATTAAAGTTAAAAGAAGAAGCTGTTGTAAAACAAAAAGCACCTAAGAAGATGCGTAAAATTTCTCTTGAAGCGGCTTTTGAAAAAGAAAAGAAGTCTCAGGGAAAAAGGAGAAAATAATCATGGCATTACCAGCAATAGGAGCAGCGGCACGACTTATTTCTTCAAAAGGAGTAAGAGAAGCTGCAAAAAAATACGGCTCAAAAGCCATTGAAGAGGCAAAAAAACAGCTTAAAGAAAGAGACAAAGCTGTAAGCAAGGGGGCAAAAGAAGCCATACAGAAAGACCCTGTTGCTTTAAAAGCAAGGTCAGAGGCTAAGAAAGAAATCAGCGATAGTTCATTTGATAAAATGCGGTCTGTAAGAGTAAGGGACAAAGTAGAAGGAAGGGCAAGAGCCAGAAACAAGGAGGCAGATATTTTTGCTGAACCTAAAGTAGAAGTTCCTTTAAAGCTTAAAAAAGGCGGAAAAGTTCCTAGTTGGCAAGACCACGTTAAATCAAAGTATGGCAAATAAATTATGGCAATAGACCCTGCACTTAGCCCGTTTGATGAAGACATTGACGGGATTGGTGGTTTAGAGATCAGCATTGAGAACCCCGAATCGGTATCTATTGAGACCGAAGATGGCGGTGTATTGATTGATTTTGATCCTAACAACCCCATGACAGGCGGAATGAACCATGAGTCTAACCTTGCTGAATTTGTTGATCCAATAGAGCTAGACAGGCTAGGATCAAGCCTTGTAGGTTCTTATCTTTCTGATAAGGACAGTCGTAAAGACTGGGAAGATTCCTATATAAGGGGTCTTGAGCTTCTTGGATTAAAGTTTGAAGACCGCACCACTCCTTGGGATGGGGCATGTGGCGTATTCCATCCTATGCTTTCTGAAGCAGTTGTTCGCTTTCAGGCACAGACTATACAGGAGATTTATCCTGCTGCTGGCCCGGTCAAGACAGATATTATAGGAAAGATCACGCCAGAAAGGGTAAAGCAGGCAGAAAGGGTTCAGGATTATCTGAACTATGTCATTACCCAGAAGATGGTGGAATACAGAACTGAAACAGAGAAATTACTTTTTTCTCTTCCTATTGCAGGATCAGCGTTCAGGAAGGTGTATTACGATCCTAACATGGGCAGACCTTGTGCCATGTTTGTTCCTGCCGAAGATTTTGTAGTCAGCTATGGAGCATCTGATTTAACGACATGCGAAAGAGCAACGCATGTTATGAAGAAAACTTCTAATGAAATCAGGAAGTTACAAGTTTCTGGGTTTTACAAAGATATTGATCTTGGCAATCCAAGTCTTTCTGTAAGTGACATTCAGCAGAAATACAACGAATTAACGGGTGACTCTGCCACTGAAAGCCAAGGCTATGATATGGATAGCCGTTATACATTGCTTGAAATGGTAGTAGACATTGACTTGGTTGGTTATGAAGACACCCAGAGAGGAGAGCCTACAGGCATTGCTCTTCCTTATGTTATTACTATTGAACAAAGTTCTCGAAAGATTTTATCAATCAGAAGAAACTGGTCTGAAGAAGATCCCAAGAAACTACCTCTACAACATTTTGTACACTACCAGTATTTACCAGGATTTGGTTTTTATGGCTTTGGTCTGGTACATATGATTGGTGGACTGTCTCAATCAGCCACCTCATTGCTAAGACAGTTAGTAGATGCAGGCACATTGTCTAATTTGCCGGGCGGATTGAAAGCCAGAGGGCTAAGAATTAAGGGGGATGAGACCCCAATCATGCCTGGAGAGTTTCGTGATGTAGATGTTCCTGGTGGAGCAATCAAAGATAACATCACATTTATGCCTTATAAAGAGCCTTCTAACGTCCTGTATCAGCTTCTGGGCGATATTGTTAATGAAGGACGTAGATTTGCATCAGCAGCAGATGTAAAGGCAGCAGATATCAATGGCGAAGCCCCAGTAGGTACGACTTTAGCGGTACTGGAACGAGAAATGAAGGTGATGAGCGCAGTTCAGGCAAGAGTTCACCACTCAATGGGGCAGGAAATCAGGATTTTAGCAGAAATTATCCGTGATTTTGGGCCTGAAACGTACCCATATGAGCTTGAAGGCGAAGAAGTTACCTCCAAAGACTTCGATGACCGTGTAGATGTCATCCCAGTAAGCGATCCTAACGCTGGAACGATGGCTCAACGCATCATGCAGTACCAAGCGGCACTACAATTAGCGGCTCAAGCCCCTCAAATGTACGATATGCCCCTGTTGCACCGTCAAATGATCGAAATCCTTGGCATTCGGGACGCAGATGAGATAATTCCGACAGATAAGGACTTAAAACCCATTGATCCAGTGTCTGAAAACATGGATATCCTCAATGGCAAGCCTGTTAAGGCGTTTATCTACCAAGATCACGAAGCACACATACAAACACACCTTTCTGCGGCACAAAATCCGAAGATTATGGAGTTAATGAGTCGCGCACCGCAGGCTAAGATGATTGAAGCTGCTATGGCAGCACATATTCAGGAACATGTAGCGTTTGCGTACCGTGCAGGCATTGAAAAAGAGCTTGGTGTGGAATTACCGCCTCCAAATGAGCCATTACCAGAAGATATAGAGCTTAGAATCTCCAGATTGGCAGCTCCTGCTTCAGCTCAGTTGACTGGAAAAGCACAGCAAGAAGCACAAATGCAACAGCAAATGAAACAAATGCAAGATCCTGTTATACAGATGCAACAGAAGGAACTTCAGCTTAAAGAAGCAGAACTTCAGGGCAAAGCCCAGCTTGAGATGGCTAAAGTGCAGATGGCAATGGGCAAAGCAGTGGATCAGAAAGAACTTGAGCTTCAGCGTCTTGAGCAAAATGAGCGTATTGAAACAGCTAGAATTGCAGCCAAGATAGCGGCTGATAACCTGAAAGCAGACACTGAAGAACAAAGAGTAATGACAGAGAAAGAGGCAGATGCTTTTAGAGAAGGTGTCGGCCTTGTTAAAGATATTACCTTAGAGAAGCTTAGAAGAAATGACTGATCGTCTTTCTAATAACATTCTTGAAGTCCTTAGAGATGCGATACGTAGAGAAATGAATCAGGTAACAGATCATATTGCTACTGGGTCTTGTAAGGATCATAGCGAATACACCCATTCTTGCGGAGTAATCAAAGGACTTGCTCTTGCAGAGAGAGAAATACTAGACCTCAATAAGAGGGTTGAGGAACAATAATTCGTCATAATGACGCAAGCGACTCTGGACGCTAATTCCAGTGCAGGAAATGACAATGAGTGCAGCAGAAAAGTTAGACCCCTTAGAGGAGGAAAGCGCAGAAAAAGCGAAACAGCTTCCAGAGCCTAAAGGTTACAAGATCCTTATTGCAATGCCCGGAGCAGAAGAAATGACCGAGGGCGGCATCATTAAGGCGGCAGTAACCAGGCAGCTTGAAGAAGTTGGAGCTATGTATGGCATGGTTTTAAAGCTTGGCCCAGATGCTTATGCAGATAAAAAACGGTTTCCTAACGGGCCGTACTGCAAAGAAGGAGAACTCATACTAATGAGGTCTTACTCTGGAACCCGATTTAAAATTCATGGCAAGGAATTTCGCTTAATCAATGATGACAGCGTGGAAGCTGTGATTGATGATCCAAGGGGGCTAGAAAAGATATGAGTGATACAGAGCAAATTCAAGAAGAACCTCAAGAGTCTCCAATGTCTTTTGAAGACAAGTTCTTGGGTGTTAGGCACAAAGTTGTTAAGTCCGTTGAAGAAAAGCTGGAAGAAAAAAACCAGCAAGCAGTTTCTGATGTAGAGTTTGAGGTTGTTGATGAGAGAGAGCCAGAGGACAGAAAGCCTCCTCGATCTCAAAACGCTAAAGATGACGATGAAGAAGAACTGTCAGGATATAGCGACAAAGTTAAAAAACGAATTAACAAACTGAAATATGATTTTCACGAAGAACGCAGAGCAAGAGAAGATGCCGAGCGTTTAAGGGAAGAAGCAGTTCGCGTTGCTCAAGAGCTTAATAATCGCAATCAGCATTTTCAAACTGTAATTAACCAAGGAGAAGGTGTCCTTGTTAATCAGATTAAAGAAAGAGCTGGTTTAGCCGTTGAGCAAGCCAAGTCTCAATACAGAGAGGCTTACGAGGCAGGTGAAACTGAAAAAATTATTTCAGCTCAAGAGGCTTTAATAAAAGCCCAAGCAGAATTAACTGAAGCAGAAAAACAACATTCTGCTGTGCAAAGCAGATACCAGGATCAAGAACGGTATATGCAGCAACAGGCAAACCAGCCGCAACAGCCGCAACAGCCGCTACAGCCGCAACAACAAGGCCAGCCAATGCCGCAGCAGCAGCGCACAGAGCCTACAGCTAAAGCAAAAGAATGGCAGCAAGAAAATCCTTGGTTTGGTAATGAAGAACATAAGGACATGACAGCTTTAGCCTATGGTGTGCATGAAAGGCTTGTAAGAGATGAAGGCTTTGATCCAAATTCAGATGAATATTTTGAAGCAATTGATGCAACAATGCGTTCAAGATTTCCTGAACATTTCGATGAGGGAGCAGGCAACACCCAAAATGCCTCTTCGACCTCTCGAAGAACCAACACGGTAGTAGCACCGTCTTCAAGAAACAATGGTGCAAGGCCGCGCAAAGTGAAGCTAAAGGGTAGCCAAGTCCAACTCGCTAAAAGACTTGGTTTAACAAATGAGCAATATGCCAGACAACTAACAAAGGAGCAAACTAATGTCTGAAGATAACAATGTAACTACATCTGAGGATGATTCCTGGTTGATGGCAGATGAGCAAGAGCGCACTCCAAGGTCTGTCGAAGGCCGTGAAGCTACACAAAGACCGGGAGGTTCTTGGTTGCCAGCATCTGTGCTGCCAACTCCAGAGCCAGAAGATGGATGGGTATTCCGCTGGGTAAGAACCAGCACTCTAGGAAACGCTGATAATACCAACGTATCCCAGAAATTCCGTGAAGGATGGATTCCTGTTAAGTCTGAAGAAAAGCCCGAAATGCAGGTGATGTCGGACATCGAGTCTCGATTTGAAGGGAACATAGAGATAGGCGGTTTGCTTCTCTGTAAAGCTCCTGAAGAAGAAATGAGACAACGAGCTGCCTACTATAGAGATGTAGCTAGTCAGCAGATGGAATCTGTAGATAACAGCTTCATGCGGGAAAACGATCCGAGAATGCCTCTGTTAAAACCAGAGCGCAACACTCGCACAACATTTGGACGGAGTTAGCGTTATTCGCTTTTTACTCTTTAACTTTTAATGTATCAATTGGAGATATATTATGGCAACTTCAGCCGCCCCAACTGGGGCTGAACCAGTTGGCACTTTAAGTGCTAGTGGTTCTTTTACTGGCAAAGTTCGCCACATTAAGATTGCAAGTGGCTATGGCACAGCTATCTTTTATGGTGACTTTGTAAAGTTGGTTAGTTCTGGAACTGTGGAGAAAGACACAGGGACAACTTCTCTTACACCTGTAGGTGTTTTTATGGGTTGTTCTTACACAGATCCTAGTACCAACCAGATGACATTTAATCAGCAGTTTCCTGCAAGCACAGCAGCGTCTGACATCATGGCTTATGTCCTTGATGATCCGAATGTCCTGATGCGTATGCAAGGAGATGCAACTTTGGCTCAAACTACACTTGGAAACA